ATGAGCGATGCCGGGCGCGGCCGGTTCGATGTGATCTGCGCCGAGGCGATGGACCGGCTGTCGCGCGACCAGGAGGATATCGCGGGCTTCTTCAAGCGGATGGCCTTCGCCGGGGTGAAGATCGTGACGCTGTCCGAGGGCGAGGTCACGCATCTGCACATCGGCCTCAAGGGCACGATGAATGCGCTGTTTCTCAAGGACCTCGCCGACAAGACCCGGCGCGGGCAGCGCGGACGGGTGGAGATGGGCAGGTCGGGCGGCGGGAAATGCTATGGCTATGACGTGGTCCGCCGGATCGATGCCGCGGGCGAGCCGGAACGCGGCGAGCGCTCCATCGACCCGGTGGAGGCCGAGGTGATCCGGCGCATCTTCCGCGACTATGCCGCCGGCAAGTCGCCCAAGCGGATCGCGACCGAACTCAATGCCGAAGGGATTTCCGCGCCGACCGGCGGGGAGTGGGGCTTCAGCACGATCAACGGGAATGCCAAGCGCGGCACCGGCATCCTCAACAATGAACTCTACATCGGACGGCTGGTCTGGAACCGCCAGCGTTTCGTGAAGGACCCGGATACGGGCAAGCGACAGGCGCGCCCCAACCCATCAGAAGACTGGGTGATCCAGGAGGTGCCGGAGTTGCGCATCGTCGATGAGGACCTCTGGCAGGCGGTGAAGGCGCGCCAGGCGGGGCTCAAGCGGCCGCATGGGGCGGGCACGGAGAACAGCTTCCGCGACCGTCGTCGGCCGAAGTACCTGCTGTCGGGGCTGACGCGCTGCGGCGTCTGCGGCGGCGGCTATTCGATGATCTCGGCCACCCATGTCGGCTGCTCGACGGCGCGCAACAAGGGCACCTGTTCGAACCGCCAGAGCATCCGTCGCGAGGAACTGGAGGAGCGCGTGCTGGGCGCTATGCGCCGCCACCTGATGGATCCGGCGATGTTCCGGGAGTTCTGCGAGGAGTTCACCCGCGAGGTGAACCGGCAGCGGATCGAGGGGCGCGCGACATTGGATGCGGCACAGGCCGAGATTAGGCGGATCGACCGGGAACTGGAGCGCCTTCTACAGGTCCTGCTCAATGGCGGGGCCGCCGACACGATCAACGCGGCCATGCTCAAGCTGGAAGCCCGGCAGAAGGACCTCCGGGCCGCCTTGTCGGGCGCCGACGACGCTCCGCCGTTGCTGCACCCCGAGATGGCGCAACACTACCGGCGCCAGGTGGGTGAACTGTGCGACGCGCTGCGCGAGGAGACCGAGGCGCAACGGATGGAAGCGACCGAGATCCTGCGGGGGCTCATCAAGGACGTGGCGCTGACGCCGACGGATGGCGAGCTGGCGATCGACCTGCGCGGAGACCTTGCCGGGATCCTTGCCGTGGCTGCGGGTGCCATGTCGGGTAATGGCGTGCAGAAACGCAGAAAGCTGCCCCTGGGGGCGGCCTTGTCTGCGGACTTGGTTCAGCAAGTTGAGATGGTTGCGGGGGCAGGATTTGAACCTGCGGCCTTCAGGTTATGAGGGCTACCCCTGCATCCGGCATAACCTCGCGATTTCAGATTGTTAGCGGGTTCTCGGGGTCGCAACGTCGGCGTCGTGTCGCACGGAACGGCCGCGAACCCATGGTAATGGCCCCGAAAGACACGAAGCGGCACCTGACATCAGTCCAGACACGTCACGACCCGAATTTGACCGGCGTGCAGTCAGATGCTCAATCACGATGGAGCAACCATTTCCGCGAAAGTCTTGTGCTTCTCCGCAGCACTCGTGGCAGTTAACAATGCGTCAACGGTCGTTTTCACAGTCGCCAGGAAATTCTCTTCTGAGCTTAGCTTCCTGAAGAAGGTATCAGGCTCAACAACAGCGGTCATCAGTGGCATGATTGAGTCAATTATCGGAAGCCACCTTGCGCTCAAGTCAGCCACGGTCGTATTCTTAGCCTGCTGCGGCTTGAAGCCAACCGTCTGCCGGTCACACGGCACACCCACAATTGTCTCAAGGCTATTTGCAACGACTGCCATCAGGAAGGGCTTGAAGTTAAGATTTCGAAGTAGAGCGATCTGCTTCTCCTCTACAGCTATCAAGGTTCCGGCATTGCTTTTTGCTTTAAGATCAAGCCGTTTGTTATCAATGGCGCGGGACAAAGCATGCACAAAAAGAATGTGCCGTGCCTTCTTTCCATCAAACGCATTTTGATAAAGCTGCTTCTGCACAAAAAGCTGGTTCTTCCCGCGAACTGCATCTTGGGGGCGACCGTGATAGGCAAGCAAAGGCTGGAGCACTTGCTCGATGCCGATCTGGTCTCCATCCCCAGAAAACCCTCGCTTACGGCTATAATTGAATCCCAATTCGGCGAATTCTTCTCCGATCCGCTTTTGCTCTTGATCGTTGCTGAACTGATCCCAAGTGGTGATTACGTTTTGAGTGTTGTTGAAACGCACAATCTTGTCGATTGTCGGCTGATCCGAACACTCAATGATCCGACACAGCACTTTTACGTCTCCCAACTTGGCCTTCGCAGGATCCATTGAGCCTATAGAGCCAGTGGTTTGGGCACCGTTGATAATGGAAACTCCGTGCAACTCCGCAGCTCCCTTTGCTGGTTGCTCAAGCTTCAAAGTCAGAACAGTTACTCCATTATTGAAGGCCCAGAAGTCCCCTGGTGTTTTCTCTATGGATTCCCGGATGCCAGAGTTGACACGTCTTCTGCCATCGGCCCCGAGAAACCCACGATAGTTTGCACTATAGAGCTTGTCGCCAAATTTGGCATAAAGATCATGAACCCAATTTCCGGGAACTGTGGTTACGGCTGCACTCCAAGTGTCTCCCTTTTCATGAATTCCAAGCTTCCCTGGGAGTTGGATCTTATCCATTACCTCAATATGTGAGTCCTGAGCGGCCAATAGATGTTGAACCCTGGATTTCCCAAACTCATGCGACTTTACCAAGATTCGATCATTGCCGATGTTCTTGCGGAGATACTCTTCTGCTGTATGCAATTCTCGGCTTACGTTCACCGACTCTGGGAGGTTGTGCACATACAGAAGGTCTATGAAGTCAACTTCACCTTGCTCAATAGAACGCCGACAAGACAAGATAAGTTCTCGCAGTTTTTGCGGGACCAAATCTGTGTCGCCAGCCAGAAGCCATGCACAAGCCGTGTTTAGGTCTGATGCTTTGTTTGCGGGTGCAGAGTCAGAGTTTTTTGTGCTCATATAGCCTTGAGCGAACACGATTCGACGGGCATCCACGTCGTGGAAAATGAAGTCGATCTTCTTATCGTTTCCGCCTTCTGTGAGCCCAGCAGCAGCCAGACCGCTTAGGTCTGGCTCCTCCAAGAACAGGGCGACTGCAATAATCAGATAGGCGTCGTTGCGGCCGATTTCATCAACCAACTGCTTGTTCGCAAGCAGTGCGTCTTCCATATTCATTCCAGCCGCCCCCAACCTTTTCATCTTTTTGGATTTGTAGCGAACCAGTGACATTGGAACAAGGGAGTAAGTGGTGGTCAATTCCGCATGGCAATCACCCCAGCAGCTTCGTCTCGACCATGGCCATCGCCTTCTGGTGATCGGGTGAGGGGAACAGGTGGCCGTAGCGTTCCATGGTCATCTGGATCGAGGAATGGCCCGCGAAGGTCATCACTTCCTTGATCGAGAAGCCCTGCTCGATCCACAGCGACACGGCAAAGTGGCGAAGGTCGTGCCAGCGCATCGTGACCTCGACCTTTTCCAGCAGCTTGCGGAACCGGGCTTGGGTCTTGGTGTGCTGGAGGATGCCGCCCTGCGGCGCGGGGAATACCAGATCGAGGGCGTTCTTCGGGCAGCGCAGTTTCCAACGGCGCAGGGCGTTCAGCACCATGGGCCCGGCCGGGATGTCGCGGAACCCGGCGCGGGATTTCGGCTCGCCCATCTGGTTGTAGGCATCGGCGCGCTGGCGGATGTGGAGGAAGCCCTTGTCGAAATCCACGTCCTGCCAGCGCAGGCCCCGCAGTTCGGAGGCGCGCAACCCGCCCAAGGCGGAGACGATCAGGTGCGGTTTGAAATCTTCGTCGGCGGCCTCGATCAGGGCTCGGATCGCCTCCTTGGTCGGCACCGGGGCCTTGTGCTCGATCCGGCTGGACTTGATCACCCGCACGCCCTGCGCGGCATTGGTGAATAACTGGCCGTTGTCGATGGCGTGGTCCAGCGCCAGCTTCAGCACCGACAACGCGCGGCGGGTCAGGTGTTCGGACCGGCCGTTCAGCAGCATCCGGTCGCGGAACTCGTTGACATGGCGGCGGGTCAGTTGGGCGATCAGCTTGTCCCCGATTCCGATCTCGGGCGCGGTGATGTGCAGGCGCACATAATCGCTGTAACCGCGCAGGGTAGACCGTTCCATCCGCCGCCCCGCCTTGCAGCGCACCTCGCAATGGTCGAGCCACGCCTTCGCTGCATCGGCCACCGTCGTGCTGTCGCTGTCCGCCAGATAGGTGTGGTTGGCGACCAGCGAGCGGACCTTCACCAGATAGACGTCAGCGTCCTTACGGCGCGGGAAGAGCTTTGACCGGCGCTTCCCTGCCTGGTCGGTGAAGTCGACCTGCCATCGGACCAGTCCCGAGGGCAGCGTGCGTTTGCGGATCGTGGCCATGGGTTCCCTCCGTGAGCGTAAGAAACGGGACCAGTTGTCAAAGCCCGTTAATTGGTGATATGAACCGTATCATATGCACTTGCAACGGATTGTTGCGCGTGTAAAGCCCTAGTTCATGATCGGAGCCCATGCCAATGACAGCCAGCGAACGGAACGGTGCGGAAGCGCCCGAACCGCTCTTTCATGGCGACGCGGAAGCGGTGGCGGCATCGGGGATGCCCCTGCCCAGCCTGCGCGTCCTGCAAGCTGCCGGTGCCATTCAGGCACAGAAAACCCCCAAGGAGCATGGCGGCTTCAAGCGGATGTGGCGCGAGGAGGATGTGCTGATCGCCTCGATCGGTGCCGCGATCAGCGAGCACTTCGCCTGGAACATCCGGATCGTGGCCGAGGCCATGGCCAAGACACGCCCCGGCACATGGTCCGCGCTGACGGCCTCGATTTCGGAGACCATCTCACCCGAAGAGGGACCGCTGGTACGATCAAGCCCGGACGACTGGTATCTCGACCTGATCGACCGAAAGTTCCTGTTCCTGCGACTGCCAACACTTTTCGCCAGCATCTTTCCCGACGCGCCGCCCGGCAAGAGCGACCTGATCATCGGCTACGCGACATCGAAGGACACCTTCCAGATGCTGCCGTGGCTGGCTGGAAGTCCACAGGGCCTCGCCAAGCTCTCGAAAGCCTCTTCCCCAACGCAGGCCACCGCCGCCGAACGCATCTACAAGCTGGCCATCGCGACCCGCGCCAACGCGCTGAGCACCGCCAGCATCAACATCAGCATGCAGGTTCGCGCCGCTTGGCGCCGCCTCCACGGACTTGACGCCCACTTCCTGCAGGACGCCCTGCGCTAGAAAGGAGACCCAGCCATGACCAAGCACCCCGGCCCCGTCGAGAACCTTCAGCAGACCGCAACCGAGGTGACGCTCGGCGATGACCTCCTTCGCGGCGCGGACGAGATCGCCAGGTTCATGTTCGGCGACGTCAAGCACCGCCGCAAGGTCTACTACCTGACCGGCGAGGCCCCGAGGGGCATGCCGCACTTCAAGATCGGTTCGGTGATCTGCGCCCGCAAAAGCACGCTGCTGAACTGGATCGCGCAGCAGGAGCGTTTCACCCCGGGCGAGTGACGGCAGCCGCAAATGTCCTGAGGTCCGCGATCCGGTCGCGGGCTCCATCTTCCATCAGATGCATAGCGAACCCCCGCCCCATGACCCTTCAGGACAATCCGCTCGACTTCAACGAGGTGCCGCCCACGCGCAAAGGTCGTACGTCCCGGCGCATGTCTGTGGCCCGGGTGGCGGAACTGCTGAACGACCGGATCGCTGATCTTGCCGTGGAACTGCTCGGCACCCCGAACCGCGCCCTGTCCAGCGCGCAGCAGTTGCGCTTCGGGACCAAGGGCAGCATCGCGGTGGAAATCGCAGGCAAGGACGCCGGGCGCTGGTACGACCACGAGGCCGGAATGGGCGGCGCTGGGCCGGAACTGATCCGTCATCACTTCGGGATGGACGAGAAGGCTGCATGGGACTGGGCGCGCAACTGGCTGGGCGATGCGGAAATGCCTGCCTCCTGGACCGCAGCCAAACCGGCCACCACCAAACCCGCCAAGGCCCCGGCATCTGGCCCGGCCCGCACCGTGGAATTGTCGGAGGCCGAACTCGCTGCCAAGGTGGCAGAGATCGTGCGCCAGACCGAGGTTCCGAATGGTACTCCGGTCCACAGCTATCTGGTGGGGCGCGGGATCGCCATTCAGCCCCCCGACTGCATCCGCTTTCGCCGGAACGCCTATGGCAGCCATGGCGCGATGGTCGCGCTGGCGACCGATGTGGCCGGCGAAGTGCTGGCCATCCAGCAGGTCTATCTGACGGCCGAGGGCAAGAAGGCCCCGGTCAGTCCGGTCAAGCGCACCAACAAGGCGGTCGAAGGCTGGGGCGAACGTTCCGCCGTGCGCCTGCCCGGACGCGAACCTCTGGTGCTCTGCGAGGGTGTTGAAACCGCGCTGTCAGTCTGGCAGGCCACCGGTCAGGAGGTCTGGGCCTGCCTCGGCGTCTCGAACATCGGCCGCGCGCCCGTCCCCGAAAAGGCTACGGTCATCATCGCCCGTGATGGCGACGCGCCGGGCAGCAAGGCCGAGGGCATGATCACCCGCGCAGCCACCGCCCTCGCCCTGCGCGGGCTGACGGTGATGGTTGCCACGCCGCCCGAGGGCGAAGACTTCAACGACATCTTGGTGCGCGAGGGCGAGGAGGCCATTCGCAACCGGATCGCCGGGGCTGACCTGTTCCGCCCGGACCAGGCCGAGCAGGGTCGCAAGCGCCTCTATATCGGGTCAGACGTGGAGATGGCGAAGCGTGTGCGCGAGGATCTCACCGAACGCCATGGTCGCATCGTGTATGCCGAGGGCGAATTCTGGCGTTACATCGGCACCCATTGGGAGGCGATCCCGGCCCACGAATTGCGCTTGCCTGTCCACACCTATGACGGCGCAAGCTTCGAGACGCCCGCGGGCGAGCCCTCGAACGTCAAGCTGACCCAGACCCGCGTCAATTCCGTCCTGAACGAATGCGCAGCCCTCTGCGCCGAGCCCGGCTTCTTCGACACCCCGCCCGCTGGCATCAACTGCGCCTCGGGCTTTCTGCGCTTCGATGCGACCGGCACGCCGCATCTGGAACCGCATCACCGCAATCACCGCTGCCGCCACACCCTGCCCGGTCGCTGGACGCCCGGCACCTCAGGCATCCCGCCCGAAGGCTCGATGCTGCGCCGTCTGCTGACCGGCAGCTTCAAGGGCGATCCAGACGCGCAGGCCAAATGCGATCTGCTGGCCGAGGTCTGTGGTTCTGCCGCGCTGGGCTATGCGACGCGCCTGGTCCAGCCCCGCGCCGTCGTGCTGCACGGCAAGACCGCCGAGAATGGCAAGAGCCAGATCCTCGATCTCGCGCGCGGCCTCTTGCCTGCCAGCGCCATCTGCTGCGTCCCCGCTGCCAAGATGGGAGATGAGCGGCATGTCACCGGCCTGGTCGGGAAACTCTTGAACGCCTCTGACGAATTGTCGCCCGAGGCCATCGCCTCCAACATCTTCAAATCCGTCGTCACCGGCGAGCCGATCGAGGGGCGCGATGTCTACAAGAGCCGGGTCGAGTTCCGCTCGGTGGCGCAGAACCTGTTCGCCGCGAACCAGTTGCCCAGTTTCAAGGGCGGCGTGGACCGGGGCGTGCAGCGCCGCCTGCTGCTGATCCCCTTCACCCGCACCATCCCCCTCGAAGAGCGGATCGAGGATATCGGCAAGCGCATCGCCTTCGAGGAAGCCGACCTGCTCTTGGCATGGGCGGTGGAAGGCGCGTCGCGGCTGATCCGCCAGCGCAACTTCGCCATCCCGGACAGCTGCCGTGAGGCGCTGATCGAATGGGTGCTGGGCGAAGACCCGGTGCTTGCCTGGATCGACGCCTGCGTGAAAGTCGTGCCCATCGTGAACGGCGGCCCGATGCTGGCGACCCGCGATGCGCACCTCCGCTTCCAGAACTGGGCGCAGGCCGAGGGGTTCAAGCCCGAGAAGATCCCCGCGATCAACGGCTTCGTGCAGCGCGTCCAGGCCCAGGTGGCCGGGATCCAGCACAAGCGCACCAGCGCAGGCCGGTTCTTCCTCGGCATCACAGTGACGCAGGGATGACGCAAGAATGACGGACTTTGGCGCGCAACCCATTGAAAGTGTTGAGATGACGCACTTGGCTCCAACCTTTTTGATAAAGGGGGAAAACAACCCAACCCTGAACACCCAAATCACCCCCTATACAAAATGTTCCCCGGGCCGGTGCGTCATCTCAACACTATCAACGACTTACGCCCCGAAACCCGTCATTCCTGCGTCATTCTTGCGTCATGCGCCGCGCCGCTCGGGCCGGTCTGAGGGGCATCAATCGGGAAGGAAGGGGAAAGCGGCGGTTCCTCCCGGGCCAATTCGTATGCGGGGGAGCGCAGCGCATGACCCCGCCAGCGTCAGGGGGCGGAAATGACTAAACTCGACAGCCACGAGACCAAGACCGCATTCGCCGCCCGCGTCGGCCTGACCAAGGGGCGCATCTCGCAGCTGGTGGCCGAGGGCCTGCCGGTGCGCGCCGATGGGCAGATCGACGTCGCGGTGGGCCTCGCCTGGATCGAGGACAACCTCGACCCCGCCCGCCGAAACAAGGGCGGTGCCAGCCCTTCCCCTGCCCGCGTCTCGACCACGCTGGCCGAGGCCAAGCGGCTCCATGAGATCGTGAAGGTGCAGCGTGCCAAGCTGGCCTTCGAGAAGGAACAAGGCCTACTGGTCGAAACCGCCGCCGCCACCCGCACCGTCTTCGCTCGCGCCCGTGCCGAACGCGACGCGCACATGGCCTGGGTGCAGCGCACCGCGCCGCTCTTGGCCGCCGAGGTCGGGGCCGATCCGCGCGCCACCTTCGCCGCGCTGGATCGAATGATGCGCGAGCATCTCGAACACCTGGCCGACCTGCCGCTCGGGAGCTTTGGCGATGGTGCCTGAGATTGACCTTGCCTGGCGGCGCGGCATCCGGCCCGAACCGCCTATCCCGGTGTCGGACTGGGCCGACCGCCATCGCATCCTGCCGCCCACCTCGGCAGAACCAGGCCGCTGGCGCACGGATCGCACGCCTTACCTGCGGGCGGTGATGGACGCCCTGTCCACATCCAGCCCCTATGAACGGGTCGTGCTGATGAAGGGCGCGCAGACGGGCGGCTCGGAGGCCGGGCTGAACTGGCTCGGTTACATCATCCAGAACGCCCCCGGCATCGCCATGCTGGTCATGCCCTCGCTCGACATGGTGCGGCGCAACACCACCGTGCGGATCGATCCCCTGATCGAAGCCACCCCTGCCCTGCGCGATCTGGTCTCTGCGCCCCGGTCCCGCGACGCCGGGAACAGCCTGTTCCGCAAATCCTTCCCCGGCGGCCAGCTGGTGATGACAGGTGCGAACAGCGCGGTCGGCCTGCGATCCACGCCGGTCCGCTACCTGTTCCTGGACGAGGTTGACGGCTATCCCGGCGATGCGGATGGCGAGGGTGATCCCGTCGATCTGGCCATCCAGCGCACCACCACCTTCCGGGGGCGGCGCAAGATCTACATGGTCTCCACGCCCACTCTGAAAGGCCATTCCCGCATCGAGGCGGCCTATCTCGACAGCGACCAGCGGTATTTCCACGTCCCTTGCCAGCGCTGCGGCGACATGGCGCCGATCACCTGGGCGCGCATCCGCTGGCCCGAGGGGCAACGCGACGCCGCCTATCTGATCTGCGATGCCTGCGGCGGTGTGCATCATGAACACGACAAGCCCCGCCTTTTGGCCGCTGGCGAATGGAGTCCGACTGCGCCGGGCGATGGCCGCACCGCAGGGTTCCACCTGTCGTCGCTCTATTCGCCATGGGAAACTTGGGCCGAGATCGCGCAGGAACATGCCCGCGTGGCCAAGGATCCCGCCCGCCTTCAGGTCTGGGTCAACACCAAGCTCGGCGAGTCCTGGGAGGACCAGGCGGGCGACACCGTCCCTGTCGATCCCCTCATTGCGCGGCGTGAGGACTGGGGCAGCGACCTCGCCCCCGGCGTGGCGGTGCTGACGGCGGGCGTTGATGTGCAGGGCGACCGGCTCGAGGTGCAGATCGTCGGCTGGGGCCGGGACGAGGAGGCGTGGGTGATAGACTACCGCGTGCTTTGGGGCGACCCTTCGGGCCCGCGCCTCTGGTCCGATCTGGATGGCGTGCTGAACGGCACCTGGGGCGACCTGCCGGTGCGCGCCGTCGCGGTCGATACCGGCGGCCACCACACCAAGATGGCCTACGAATTCTGCCGCACCCGCCTCGCCCGCCGCGTCTGGGCGATCAAGGGCCGCGGCGGCCCCGGCATCCCGGTCTGGCCGCGCCGCCCGACCCGCACCAACAAGGGCAAGATCCCGCTGTTCATCGTCGGCGTCGATGCGGTGAAGGACGCCGTCTACGCCCGGCTGAAACTGACCGAGCCCGGCCCCGGCGCCATTCACTTCCCCCGCCGCCTCGACGCCGACTATTTCCGCCAGCTGACCGCCGAACGCGTCGTCACCCGCTTCGAGAAGGGCCGCCCCATCCGCTCATGGCAACCCAAGCGCGACGGCGAACGCAACGAGGCGCTGGACACCTTCGTCTACGCCCACGCCGCCTTGCAAGGGCTCATCAGCATGGGGATGCGGCTGAACGAGGAGGTTGAGAGCATGCGCGCGCCACCGGTGACGCACGGTGCAGCACCATCACGGGCCATAAGGTCTGCTTGGATGGGTTAGAGGACATACCACTCTCTCCGTTCTACGCGTGATCTCCCACCAATCCAGGACTATCGACTGGATTGGTGACGCGTTTTTGTGCTACGCAACATTTCGATGACGATGCGGCCACCTACACCACAGCGTGTGGCAGATGGGTGGAGTAACTGTCGAAAAATAGGAGCATGCTGGGCCGATGACAGCACACTATGATGCCAGCGAAAAGAGAGACGCGTTCAAGGGCGTAAGCCTGTTTGCGGGCGGAGGGATCGGCGACCTTGCCCTTCGTGCCGTTGGGGTTGATGTCATTGTAGCATCCGAACTGCTGCCCGACCGTGCTTCCGTTTTTCGATCCAACTACCCGAACACAACAATGGTCGAGGGTGATATTCGCAAGACAAAGGCAGAAGTCATCGGGGAGGCCAAGAAAAGGCTTGAAGGGAGACCTCTTGACATTCTTTTTGCCACCCCACCGTGCCAAGGCATGTCGAAGAATGGCCGCGGAAAGCTGCTCCAGGGTGTTCGAAGCGGAGTGAAGCCAAAACTTGATGAGCGCAACAGACTTGCGCTTGATGCAGTAGAAGTCGCTCTAGCGCTGCGGCCTAAACTGGTGGTCTTCGAGAATGTACCGGAGATGCAGAATGCCGTTATCGAGCATGAAGGTCAGATGCGCGACCTGCTCGAGCTCATCTCCGAACTCTTGGCCCCAGACTATGAGGGAAAATGGGAAGTTGTAGAATTTGCTGACTACGGGGTGCCACAGCGACGTCAGCGGCTGATAACAGTCTTCACGCTAAAATCGTCACTGCCCACTAATCTCAAGAAGTGGGCAGTTTTGCCAACGGCAACGCATTCCCAAAATCCAAGCATTTTTACTCGACCGTGGGTCACGGTGGACAAAGCGCTTTCAGGTGTGCCGCCGCTTGATGCCGCCAACAGGCAAATGGCGTCCCACAAAGACATCTCTTTCCACCGCGTCCCGATTCTCGACGATTCGAAGTATTTCTGGGTCTCAAATACCCCCCCAGGAAAGGGGGCCTTTGACAACCAGTGCGTCAATCCGGCCTGCGGGTTCGACAAGAATCCAACGCATGGATCGAAACACAACTCAGAGGGCATTAATCAAGCCAATCGCGACACGCCACTGAACTGCTTGAAGTGTGGCGAACTTCTGCCGAGGCCTTGGGTACAAGAAGGGACTGAGTTCCGCCTAATGTCTGGTTTCACAAGCGCATACAAACGCATGCGGGGTGATCTGCCAGCCAGTGCTCTGACTAGGAACCTCTCCTATGCTTGCTCTGATCAGAAATTGCACCCGAGGGAACATAGGGTCCTGTCGCTCCATGAAGCCTTCATTCTTCACACGGTTGACGTTTATAATTTTGACTGGAGACGCGACGATAACAAGACGCTATCCGACAAGACTATACGCGAAATCATCGGAGAAAGTATCCCCCCGAAAGGCTTGGAGGCGGTCTTTAAGCACCTAGTTGCAACTCACCTTGATCGTCGAACGGCCGCTAGAGCTGCTTGATTGCTGCTGTCATCAGCTTGGCTTTGTTATGCTTGTCAAAGAACGACGCGTATGTTGACGACTTAATCACGGTCACCCACCCTTCGTACATTTTCTTGACGCCGTCCCGCGTCATGATCGAAACGGAAGTAGTCCGGCCTCCGCCTTCCTTGGGCTGAACAATCTTCCCCCAATCATTCTCAACAAGATCAGCCCTGTAGAACACGGCAACGATGGTTGGGCAACGTTCTATGAAATCCCAGTAGATCCCAAAGAGATGATTTGTCTCGCGATGATGTGCCTTCCAATCATATCCCGTTGCAACGTGAATTCGCTGATCGCCGATGTCTGGCTTGTCGAAACCGCGTTTTAGACACACGGCTGGCGTGGGAACGCTGCCGCAAGTTGCCTTAACCTCAAAACCACCGGTAGGAAAAGGACTGAAGGGACCTTTCTCTCGCAGCCTCTTGGAAAGCGCGTCCCAAGCCGCATTGCCATCATCATCCATCAAGAGCAAATCGGGATACCCATCTTGGTGTGGATTCTTGCGAAGCAGGTCCGGGTGCTCCAAGATCATTGAAGCCGCAAAGACTTCCCCCACAAAGGCGCTGAGGTTTCTCATGCCCAGTATTTCAAAAACATTGACCTCGAAACTTGCCAGTTTGTCGACAATAGAGCGGGTCCGATGAACAGCCCTCTCAATTTCATAGGGCTGCAAAGCATAACCTCTTGGGCCGACAACCGAAGAAGTGGGATTTGTTACATATTCAAACTTCACTGCCATTTTTTCTTGTCACCGTTTCTTCAATTAAGGCGCAGATCCAGTGCGGATAGTGTCGGTTTCCTATCGCTGAGGCTTCTTGGCGGTTCGGTCGTCCACCTGGATTTGGGCAGCAGTATCAGGCGAAGTGATTGAACACAATCACGCCTCGCTCATACGCACTTGCGTTCGAGTACTTCGCAGCTCGTTCAGCGGTGACCTGATCCGTATCTTCCTGACATTCCCGATCCTTCCCAACCGCTCTGATACCCCGACGATGCCGTGCATGAGACACTCCGCGCCATGCGGACGCTCCTCCATCGCCTTTTCGGTCTCACGCGCACGCGCGGCTTTGACGCTGCGGGTGGTGGTCGTCGTTGGGAGGGGGCACGGACGGTCGATGGGCTGAACACGGCGATCCTCGCGGGCGCGACCACGGCGGCACGGCGGGCCGGGTGGTATGCGCGCAACAACCCTTGGGTCGCGGCGGCGGTGGACAGCCTGGTGGGGAATGTCGTCGGCGCCGGGATCAAGCCGCAATCCACTCATCCCGACCGGGCGGTGCGTGAACGCCTGCAAATGATGTGGTTGCGCTGGACTGATCATGCCGATCCGGGTGGGCTGGCGGACTTCTATGGGCTGCAGGCTATGGCCGTGCGGGCGATGGTTGAGGGCGGCGAGAGTTTCGCCCGATTGCGTGTGGTGCCGGATGCTGCCAGCGTTCCCTTGCACATCGACCTACTGGATCGGGACCAGGTGCCGCTGGACCTGCACCGCGACATCGGCGGCGGCGCACGCGTTCGAGCAGGGATCGAGTTCAATGGCACAGGGCAGCGCACCGCCTACTGGGTGATGCGCGACCGGCCCGGCGATCCGCTGACCTCGCTGCGGCTGGAACCGCTGCGCCTGCCCGCCACTGACTTCCTGCATCTCTTCAAGCCCCTGGCCGCAGGCCAGTTGCGCGGGATCACCTGGCTCGCCCCAGTGCTGCTGCGGTTGCACGAACTGGACCAGTTCGAGGACGCGGCGCTTGTGAAGGCCAAGGTGGCGGCGCTGTTCACCGGCTTCATCACCGACCCTGACGGCACGGCAGGGGGGCTTTCCGGCACCAACACCAACGGCGCGCTGACGGTCGGCATGGAACCCGGCAGCCTGATCCCTCTGCCCCCTGGCACCGATATCCGCTTTTCCAACCCGACCGAGCACGACGCCTACGCGCCGTTTGTGAAGAACCACCTTCGCGCCGTCGCGGCCGGGATGGGCCTGCCCTACGAACTGGTCTCGGGCGATCTGGAGGGCGTGACCTACTCCTCGATCCGCGCCGGGCTGATCGAGTTCCGCCGCCGCGTTGAGCAGTTGCAGCACAACGTGGTCGTCCATCTGTTCTGCCGCCCGGTCTGGGAACGCTTCGTGCGGCTGGCGGTGCTGTCGGGCGACCTGCCCGCGCGGGATTTCGACCGCGATCCTGCCACCTATCTCGCCTGCGAATGGCTACCGCCCAAGTTCGACTACGTCGATCCGAAGAAGGACGTCGAAGCCGAGATCCTCGCCATCAACGCCGGTCTCAAGAGCCGTAGGCAGGCGATTTCCGAACGGGGCTACGACGCCGAACAGGTCGATGCCGAGATCGCCGCCGACAAAGCGCGGTCGGATGCGCTAGGCCTGAGCTTCGGCGCGGCGCCCGCAGCAAAAGAGGACACCGCCGATGACTGATACCATCACCCTGCTGATCCGCCGCGCCGATCTGGCCCCGGCCAGCGCCGACCGCGACAACCGCACCGTCGAGGTGATCTGGTCCACCGGCGCGCCCGTGCGCCGCCGCGACATGGCGGGCCAGTACATCGAACGCCTCAGCCTTGCGCCGGAAGCAGTGGACCTGTCGCGCCTGCAAGGGGCCAGCGTCCTCGATGCCCACCGGCAATCCGCCGTCCGCGACGTGCTGGGCAGCGTGCAATCGGCCGCTGTCGATGGCCAGCGCGGCACGGCGCTGATCCGCTTCTCGTCCCGGCCCGAGGTGGAACCGCTCTGGCAGGACGTCCTTTCCGGGATCCTTCGCCACGTTTCGGTCGGCTACTCGGTCGAGGAATGGGCCGAGACCACCGATAACGGCGCGCGTGTGCTGACCGCCGTGCGCTGGACGCCCCACGAGATATCCCTGGTGCCGACGCCCGCCGATCCCGGCGCCCACATCCGCATGGAGACCCACATGACCGACATCACCATCACCCCGGCCCCGCCCGAGGCGCAATCCCGCGCCGCGATCAACACCGATATCCGCTCCATCGCCCGCATCGCCGGGCTGGACCAGTCCTGGATCGACGGCCAGATCGACGCCGCCGCCGATGCCGACAGCGCCCGTCGTGCCGCCTTCGAGGCGCTGGCGACCCGAAGTGCTCCGACGATCCGCACCGAACAGGTGCGTGTCGAGATGGGCGACAGCCTGGACGACCCGACCCTGCGTGCCCGTCAGATGGGCGAGGCTCTCTATGCACGCATCAACCCGCGCCATCAGCTGTCGGACCCGGCCCGCCGCTATGCCTATGCCACGCCGGTGGACATGGCCAAGGAACTGCTGACCCTGCGCGGCGAGTCCACGATGGCGCTGTCGCCCGCAAGCCTCGTCACCCGCGCCCTGCACACGACCTCGGACTTCCCGATCATCCTCGGCAATACCGTGGGCCGGGTGCTGCGCGATGCCTACCAGGCCGCGCCTTCCGGCATCCGTCGCCTTGGCCACCAGACCTCGGCACGGGATTTCAGGTCGGTGAACAAGATCATGCTGGGCGAAGCGCCGCTCTTGGAGAAGCTGAACGAGGCGGGCGAGATCAAGGCCGGGACGATGGCCGAGGCGCGCGAGGCCTACAAGATCGAGACCTGGGCCAAGAAGATCGGCATCACCCGGCAGGTGCTGGTCAATGACGACCTCGGCGCCTTCGCGGACCTCGCGCGCCGAATGGGTCAGGGGGCTGCAGAGACCGAGGCGCGTATCCTCGTCAGCCTCCTGGAGGCGAACAGCGGCAACGGGCCGACCCTGTCGGACAACAAGGCACTGTTCCATGTTGATCACGGCAACAAGGCAGGTGCTGGCGCGGTAATTTCCGATGCAACCCTGTCCGCAGCCCGGCTGGCGCTGCGCACCCAGAAGGGGATCGACGGGCGCATCATCCGCGTGACGCCGAAGAACCTGCTGGTCCCGCCCGCGCTGGAGACCGTGGCCGAGAAGTGGCTTGCCACCATCGCGCCCGCCAGCGCCGCCGACGTGAACCCCTTCTCGGGTGCCATGTCGCTGGTGGTCGAACCGCGCCTGAGCAGCGCGACCCGCTGGTATGTGACGGCAGACCCCGGCGAGATCGACGGCCTCGAGTTCGCCTATCTCTCGGGCAACGAGGGGCCCCAGGTGGAAAGCCGGTCGGGATGGGATGTCGATGGCGTGGAAATCAGGGTGATCCTCGATTTCGGCGCAGGCTTCATCGACCACCGCGGCTGGTTCCAGAACCCCGGGGCGTAAGATGGCCGACCTCGCCCAACTCACCGCCTGGCGCGACGCCCTGATGGCCGCCCGCTATCAGGGCGTCCGCACCGTCGAATACGACGGCAAGCGGGTGACCTATGCCAGCGATGCGGAAATGGCAGCGGCGCTGGGCGATCTCAACCGCCTGATCACCGGCACCACGGCCCGCATCGCCGTGGTCCGCATCCAATCCTCGAAAGGGCTTTGACCATGAAGAACCACACTCAGAAAGGCGACGTCATCACCGTGCTCGCTCCCGCAGGCGGCATCGCCTCTGGCGAGGGAGCGATCATCGGCAACATCTTCGGCATCGCCGCATATGCGGCCGCCGTGGGCGAACCGGTCGAACTGGCCACCACCGGCGTCTATCAGCTGCCGAAAGCCACCGCTGCGGTTCTGACGGTCGGCGCACGCGTGGCCTGGGACAACACGGCCAAAAACATCAACGTGCCGGGCACCGGGCGCTTCCCTGTCGGCATCGCGACCGAGGCGGCCGGAAACGGCATCACCAGCGTCGCGGTGCGGCTGGACGGCGTGGCAACGGTGGCGGCATGATGGAGCGGGACATTCGCGCAGTGCTGGATGGCCTCGGGCTACTGGTCCAGGACAGCAAGGACGCAGGCAAGCTGCAAGCCATGCGCAACTATGCGGTCATCATGACCCTGTGCGCCGACCTCCGGAGGTCGGCCGAGGAGTACAATGGCACGCGGAACATCACCATGGTCATCAGCGAGTTGGAGAACCACATGGCGGCCGTCGCCGGGCTGTTCCCGACTTGGGACTTGCCGAAGGATCAACACCTCGTAGGCGCACATTCCGCCATCAGCAAGCTGGCCATGGGCACATGATTTGGCCAGTCAACCTAGTCGGGAAGGAATGTTCAGGCGGCGTTCTCGCCCTCGCCGAACGCCATGTCGGTGATCTCGCGGAGGCAGGCACGGTAATGTTCCAGCGTGCAGACATGGCCCCAGTTCAACTCGTCGGGGCTGTAGCCGAAGTGGTCGGCGCTGTGGGCGACCAACCGGGCCAGCATGGCGTCGATCTCGATCTTCGCGGCGATGAAGGCGTCCAGTGCGGTGTCGTTCGTCTTGGGCATGGCGGTTCCGGATTTGGCTTCGGGGACATGACGGCTGGGCCGTCTTGATATAGCAAGTTGTTTTCGGTCGGCATTTCGGTGTTTCATCGGAGCACACCAACCTGATCGATTGGGCTATGCTTCCAAAGCCGCTGCTTGACATACTTGAACCAGCCTATCGTCCCTGCGCGCATTTCGAAGGCGCATGCACGGGTGCCTGTGTTTGGGAACCGGCAAAGGGCTTAGTGCCCTGTTCCTTTGGCGGCGCCTTGGGCGCACTTGATGAAGTGCGCTTGATCATCGTGACCGCAGAACCCGGCGACCCGCCAGACAGCACCGGCTACCAAGGGACGCCGCTGGACATGGTCCAGAATTCGGTGCGCATTTTCCGCGAGGCTATGCAGAACCTTGGGATAGACAGGGCCGGGCGGCCCACACCCTTTCATCGAAACATGCGCCGCATCCTTGATGCCTTCTGGCCGACAGATGGCCTCGACGTCCAACTCCGGAAGACCTGGACGACCAACGCTGTTCTCTGCCCGGCCGAGGTTTCCGGGGGTAAGCACCTCCCTCGGGTAGAGAAGGCATGTACCGAGACCTATCTTGCGCGCCAGTTGGACCTTTTCCCGAAAGCCTTCGTCCTGGCGCTGGGCGGCAAGGCGCGCGACCGCATGCAGGCAGCAGGGTTGAGGTTTGACGCAGTCGGATTGCACCCGAGCGCGCGTGCATCGGACGCCGATAAAATGGCATCTTGGGAAAGCGCTGCGCGGCTGTTTCGTGGAGAGACGTCGGAAGGTAGGATCTCCGCACCGGCATCACCGCCACAGCAAGATCGATCACACCGCGTAAAGCGAGGTGCAATGCAACCGCGGCCAGAATCGACCAGCGATCTTCAGGCAGCCATCAGAGCCCTTCCGCCCGGAGTAGCCGACTTCTTCCGGAGATTGGTCGATCACCCGGACTATGGTTGTCAGGCAGGGCGGATGCAGCTGATGGTGTCCTTCCGCGGCGCGAAAGTGGGCGGTTTGAACCGTCAGGCATCGCATTGGTACTTTTCAAAGGTTTTCATCCGCGATCACGGCGGTCCAGCCACAATGACGCAGCACGGTTTCGGGCATGTGGTCCACAACGAGAAGCACGAGTATTGGATGCGTCAGGGGGCCGGGGCGCATGCTGCCTTCGAGGACGCAATGGTTGCAATGACCGGGGTACGGCCGTGAGCGACAGGTCTTCGCCAACAGGAACATGCCGCGAACATCCTGCGATTCCCATGTCGCATGGGTGTTGCACGGAAGAAATCGGAACGGCTGTAAGCCTTTGGAATCGCGCGGAAAGATGTTGTTCTGTGTTGCAACGCGGAAAGCGCCCCGTGGGGCGCTCTGCTTTGGCGTAAGCCTTTGATATCTTGTAGTGTATTTTGGTTGCGGGGGCAGGATTTGAACCTGCGGCCTTCAGGTTATGAGCCGCACAAACGCCAGATCAGAATTCCTTTCCACTTCAGTAACTTACCCTTTACAGATTTGATTTGTTTCAGCTTTTCTTCGATCTTGGCTGGATTTCGTCGCGATTAAATGGATCGCACCGTCTCGAGCGCCACATTCACGGGTTGACCAGACGTTGACAAGCGCACTGCATCACTTGCGACACATTGATCTTCGCGAGCCAACCTAAAGAAGTGGCGAAAAGAGTGGTAAACCTTGAGAGAACTCGGATCTGTGCGCACCTCCGTTTCAGCGTCCATGGCGTCCGCGGTGTCGTCGACGGCTCTTGCCATACTTTTTCAAACCGCCCTCCTTCGGAACGGCTGTTTCAGGTTGCATAGGAATGGCCGTTGCAGTCCTTTCAAGCGAGATGAAGTGCCCCCGGGCCCAGTCCACCATGTATCTTTGCAGCCTTGGTCTCTGTCCAGAATGCCTTATCATCTGACGCAAGATCTCCGCAAAGTCACCGTGGGCGGAGTACATGGGCATCAACCGATTTAATGTCATGCCGCATGCTTTCGCCTTTGTTAGGTCCGAAAGGGTTCGACTATCCCAGATATGCTTCATGAAGTCCCAAGCCACTGCGAAGTGGGATCTTATCTCTGCCGTGGGTGTGCCAATAAACTCTAGCGCGGCTGCCAGCTGGGGCAGCGCCCCATCATCGTCGCGAACAGCGATATGGGCCAAGAGTGCTGCACTCACAGAGACATATTCATGGCGCTGTGAAGCGAGGGCGCTAACCGCGTCAGTGTAGGCGGCAAAGTCGAGTGTTCCCTCCTCTAATGCAGCCATTAAAACGACTTGAAGCCACACTCCATTGACTGGGTATAGCTGCGAGGCCAGATTGCGAAAATGCAAGTCGTCAGAGAGAAGAAGCAAACCTTCTGACGCAGCAAGATGTATCGTATCAAGGCTCCCTGCCCCTGCAATCTCGAGAAAAAGGGATTCCAGCTGCGACGGCGACCCAGGCGCTGCTGCAGGAAGTAGTTCACACTCTTTGGAAATGCTTTCAATCGCGGATCCAATCGTATCAGCAGATCTTCGCAGTTCTTCGGGAGAAATTTCCTGACGCAAGAACTTTCCGTCCCGATAGCCGATAGTCATCATCGGCTCATCACCACGATTGTCGTAGCGATCTCTAAAGGTGCGCATTTCGTCAATAACTGACTGAGGCACTACAACCCTAGGGAACAGACTCTTTATGGCGCCAAGAAGACCCAGTGTCTGGGCGCACCAGGCGGTGTATGCATCAAGAACGACGCCGCTTTTCCGCGCATTGGCAATTGCATCTAGAGCCGCCATACGCTCAGCCTGAGTTCCGATGCAGGTCTTGATTACCATGCCTGAACTGGCCAGCTGCCCCGCTGTTGCGATAGAGGTTTGCCCCAACAGCGCTCCGATCATGCACAGCGGAAACCCTTCTGTGGCATACCGCCCCAAATGTTCTTCGGTTCGAAGCGAATCCGCCTTGATTTGTTCAAGGAGTGGGCCAACGTCGTCTTCTGGGGTTTCAACAACATAGAAGCCTCGCGCGTCAGGAAATCGAGTTGGAAAACCCTCGATGATGTCGTGCAAGAGCGCTAAGTACTTATGTTTGAAACCAAGCACTTTCCAGGTTTGAGGCGTGCCAAGACCCTGCTCTAGAACAATAGTGTCGCCCATTCTTGCGCCAAGAAGCATCCGAGCCAAACGATGTTCCGAGCCGTAGTGGTCAATCGAGGGATCGTCCCGCCCCTCTACGACTGTAACCCTAAGCCGTCGACCATCTTGTCGCTCGATGTCCACGGCGCAGTCGACGCCAACAACCTCACCTACTTCCGGAATAGGGAGTGCAGTCGGCGCCGGCAGGAGCAATCCAATATAGAATAGGTTAACCTTGGCGTCGCTCCGGTTCTTCAACGCAATCTCGTAAGCGTACGCTAAAGCCTCCTCGGAACGCCCGGACCGAGCTAGAAGTTGCGCCAAGCCGACTTTCAGATGCGCAGGCCCCTCGAGGGCATTCAGATCGAGACTCTTCAGGTGGTCTGCGACATCGTTGTACCGGTCAAGACGAAGGTAAGTGTTAACAAGGCCAAGGTGCGCTTCAAGGCTAGTCGGACGCGCCTCAACCGCGGAACGAAACGCTGCCTCTGCCTTGGCAAGAGCACCGCGGTTGAACTCGATTGCGCCGATCACCCTAGAAAAGAACTCATCCTTAGAAAGTTTATCTGGCAATGCTGAAACGAAGTCGACTGCGGCCTGTCGTGGCGGCGCGTTGACGAAGGCCCGAGCGAGCAGCCTCAGTTCTTCGCTGTCGCGATCGAGCGGAATGTGATCGTGGAGCAGTTCTGTCACTACTTGGGGATCATCTTCCTGCTCCGCTACACGCGCGAGCATCAAGCGAGCAGGCAAGTTCAGCTTCTCTCGCTGTTCTTCGGCCCTCTTGTAGAGCGATGTTGCCCATTCCCCGTCTCGCCGCGCCTTCGCGATCGCATGAAGAATGATGGGCACTATCGGCTCGTCAGGGTACTTAGCCAACAGAGCGTCAGCGCAATCACGAGGATCGAGACTATCGTCAGTCCTGCTTCTCGCTAGCAAAAGTAGCGAACAAACGAAGGCTTGGTCTGAGATTGGCAGTTCGTCGATATTTACTGCGCTATCCAGCGTCGCAAGCTCCTTCCACTTGCTCTGGTTAGCTAAAGAGGCAAATTTCGCAACGGTATAATCCCGAGCGTCGAGCAGGTTCTGGATGACGTCACCGACCTCTACCGCATCTCCGCTCTCCAAGACGACCTTAGCCCATCCATCACGGACCTCTTTGTCATCTGGCGCAAAATCTAGTCCTTTTCCAATTATCTCCCGCGCGCGATCAAATTGGCGGAGAAGGCGGTAGGCAGTCGCAAGGTTAAGACAAAGCGAGATATCAAAATTGCTTCTCACGTCTGGAAGTGCCAGCATCTCCGTAAACTGAACTGCTAGTATGCTAGCCGCGTCATTCACACGGACAGCGAGTTCGCCAGGAAGGAGTGATCGGAAGGTTTGATCCGCCCAACTACATCCTTCGTCAATTATCGCTTCAGCCGCGAACCTAGCGAGATCCTTGTTCTGAGGGTGGTCGGCAAATGCTGCGCCAGCCACATCGCGCCAAGTTGGATCATGCCGCGTGCGAAGAAGAGCTATTTTTGCAACCAGGACATTGGGGTCGCCCGCAATCCCATCCGGTATAATCGAGAGCGGATCTGTCACTCCCAATAGCTGATTTGCCGCTAGAAGCGTATGGCAGACGAGTGCTACCTTCTCCTCTGATCTCGCAATTGCGTCTACGCCTAACTCGTAAGCTTCTCGTGGCCGGTCCAAAAGGACGAGCCCGAGTACCTTGAATGCGAGTGCTTTGGGCTCATTTGGCGCAAGTTCGACTGCCTCGAGGTAAAGTCGACCGGCCTCTTCACGATCGCCAAGCCTTAGCTTACTCGCCGCAATGTTGGCTTTTACTCGGTAGCGAATACGCCCGGCAGCGTCAGGCGGAAGCAATTCCCACATCGTCTGCAACATTGAGGCAGCTGTGGCCGAGTGTCCTGCATTCAGGAGATCGCGATAGCCGTCTATCTGCCGGTCGAGGATGGTATCGAGGCGCGAGCCCTCCTCAGTGTTGATCGACGCAGAGAGACTCGCTCCCTTAACGTGCGCGTTCAGTTGGCGCAGCTCAGCGAGGACTGCGTCGTTGCCACTTTCGACCTGCGCAGCAAGGCGCTCTTGCCCTTCGAAGAGGCGCTGGAAATGAGGAAACGCATCGGGGAAAAAAGCACGCACTACCTCTTCATACTGAAGTATGTGGGTCTCAAGCGTTCCCCACCCCCACACTTGGACGTGAAAATCGCGTCCGAGCTTCGCCTGCTCATCAGAAATGGTCGCCGCTTCCTCATCAAGCTCCACATGATCCGGTGCGGTGGTCACAATGATGAGTTCTTTGAGGAGAGGCTTGAATTGAAGCGCAGCCTCTGCCTCCTCTCGAACTGTCTTTCGTTCGAGCTTAGCAGCCTTGATCTTTAACTTGCACTGAATTCCTACCCAATGATCCAGACCCACATTCTTGCGTCTTCCGAGAAGATCAATACCTTTCTGAGCCTGACCGGAAGACCCAAATTCCTTTACCCCAGGGTCTTTCAAAACATGTTCAAAAAGCACTTTGCACTGCCGTTGAAACACAGTTGGGTCTGAGGTCTTTGGAATCTGCGTTGACGCGCTGACGGTCATTTGGCCTGCAATCTGTGTGCTTCTCAGAACGGTGGTCATATGGCCGACCCGATTCAATACTTGTCATCTGGTCAGCCGGTCCCTCATGGGAACAGAAGAGTCAGCTCCTTACAAGCTTCACCAGAGAGGCTTCAGCACCTTCACGTCAAAGGGGATGCCCTAACGATGGACCAGGGCGCTGGGAAGTTTGGCTGTGCTCAGAAGCAGTTAAAGAGCACACACAGTTACTTGCTCACGTGCTGACAGCTATCAAACCGGCTCAAGGTCGGACCGCGTTCTTCAACGCTCTGATGTACCGCGAGGTCGACGCATTGAATAACCTGTTGTTTTCCTTGACAGGAATTGCCACTCCCGCTCTCCAATTCCACCTTCCGCCTGTATTCCGGCCCCTTCCCCGTGGTCCGACTTGATAGTGGCGCGGGTCTACGCCTGTGTCGTCGGGCAAGGAGGCGTGATGGATGGTCAAACGACTGAAACTGAATGAGAAAACCCTGCGCGAGGCGGAGCCCAAACCCGGCGTCAGCTATCAGATATTCGACACGGAGGTGATCGGCTTTGCCGCCCGCGTTCAGGCCTCGGGCGCGCGGACCTTCACCATCGACTACCGGCACGCCGGGCGGCAGCGGCGCATGACCATCGGGCGCTGGCCCGAGTGGAGCGTCACGGCAGCCCGCGAACGCGCCAAGGAACTGCGCCGCGCCATCGATGAGGGGCAGGATCCTCTGGCAGCGCGGGATGAATGGCGCGGGGCCCCGCGCGTCACGGACATGATCGACCGCTACATCGCCGAACACCTGCCGAAACTGGCCAAGACCAATGCGGGCGACCAGGTCTCGATGCTGAAGAAGATGGTGGAACCGGCCTGGGGCAACCGGCTGGTGACGGAGATCACCAAGTCCGACGTCGCCAAGTTCCTCGATTTCGTGGCCGAGGGCCGCCCCCGCCCCTGCAAGGCGAAGCCCAACAACAGGGCCCGCAAACTGCAGGGCCACAAGCCCACGCCGATCCGTGCCAACCGCATGGGTGAGGTGCTGCGCAAGATGTTCACGTTGGCGATGGAATGGGACTGGCGGACAGACAACCCTGCGCAGGGGTTCCATCGACGCATCGAACATGCGCGCGAACGGTTCCTCTCGCCCGAGGAACTGACCCGGCTGGCGGCCGTGCTGGATGCCGCCGAGGATCAGCGGGCCGCGGCGATCATCCGCATATGCATGTTGACCGGCGCCCGGGTGGGCGAGGTCCGGACGGCGCGGTTCGAACAGTTCAACCTCGACTATGCCATCTGGTCGAAACCCGCCTCGACCACCAAGCAGCGCAAGATCCACCGCGTCCCGATCTCGCAGGATGTGGCCGCCATCGTGCGGCTACGCCAGCAGGTGGTGCCAAGCGGTAATCCGTGGCTCTTCCCCGGTGACACAGTCGGCCAGCCCGTCCGGGAAATCCGCCGCTTCTGGGCCAAGGTGCAGAAGGACGCCGGGCTGGCCGACGTCCGTATCCATGACCTGCGCCACACCTTCGCCTCGATGCTGGTCAGTGGCGGCGCGTCGCTGGAAATGATCGGCAAGCTGCTGGGTCATAGCCAGATGCAGACCACCCAGCGCTACGCACACCTGATGGACTCCCCCCTGCGCGCGGGCGTCGACACGGTGGCCAGCCTCCTGCGCCCGCGGCCGAGCCTTGTGCATGATGCGGCGCAGGAGAGGGCCGACCTGCCGAGATCGGCCTGACCCTCACGCGGCATCCTCGCTCCGCAACCTGCGCCAGAGCGAGGACAGCCGTTTGCGGATGGTGCTTTCATCCGGCACTTCGCCCGACTTCGAGTTCTGAACGAACCAGTCCTGCACCAGCGTGACCAGCGCGGTCTGGGTATCGGGCACCCCCTTCTCGAACAGGAACCACGTCAGCCACGTATACATCGCATCCCAATCGTAGCGGGGGCTGGCGCCGATGGTGGAAGCCGGGCGCCGCAGCAGATCGCGCTCCTCCTCGAATGCCTGCAGCGTTCCGGAATCCAGCAGCAGGTCGGAGGACCGGACCAGCACCCCCTCGGCCGGATCGGTGATCGTGAGCCAGGTCTTGCTGCCGAGCGGCATCACCCGCCTGAGCCGCGCCTGCTCGTCGCTCGGGCCCATCCGGCGGAACATCCCCATCAGTTCCGCCATCGGCACCTGGACCATACCGGCCACCGTCTCGTGACCACAGACGACCGGAGGGATGCCCGCCACGACATGCAGATGCCCTGCTGCCGCCCAGCCCGCCACATCGGCCGGGTGACAGCCCCAGCGCACGGCGATTTCGTAGATCGAGAAGAAGGCGACGGGCGGAAGGGGCATGAAATGATCTCCTTTCAGACATGCGGCATCGATCGGCCAGGGCCGTCAGCACGCGGGTTACAAATGACCCGTCGCGCGACGCGCGCAGGCCCACGGGGTGGAGAGCACGTCGTCGAGGAAAATCGCCTGTAGGCCGGAGCCACACCGTTACCGGCACAGGCATCCGACTGTGTTCGTCTTTTCGATTCTTATGGACTGCTCAACCATGAATTTACGCATCCGGAAGGCGAGCGCGCAACCACAAACCTGTGACGGCGAGTCCGAACAAAGAAAGAACCTGTGGATATCGTCGAGCGCCTGCGGAACCCGACCGGAACGACCCATTCCGGCAATTCCGCTCCCCTGAGAACCGGCGAATCCGTGCGAACGCCGGTCAATCGGCCCGCCCGGAGAGAGCGTTGACGCAGGCACATGGATCGCCGCCCGGAACCGGCTCGGATGACGGCCGAGGAGACGGCTGCATGCGGTGGCCCTGACCCACCACGGGCCGCGAAACCCCAATGAAACAAGGGGTGGCACGGAATAGCGGCCTGTAGTTCCACCTTCCGCCTGTCTTCCGGTCCTCGCGCTCTGCTTCGCTGACCCGGCCCCCGACAGTGGGGCGAAAGGCGAACGGAGCAGCCCATGAAGGACCTTCAGACCGATCTTGACGAGGACATCCCCGACCTGCTGGCCGACTGGATCAGCCGAGAGCAGTTGGCCCGCGCGCTGGGCCTGACGGCCGACACGCTGTCACGGTGGGAAGCCCGCCGCCAGGGGCCGCCCTGCACACGCATAGGTCGAAAGACCTTCTATCGCCGCGCCGCCATCCAGGAGTGGATCCGCGCGCAGGAACAGGCCCATCCGGTGCGCAAGACGCGGGGGCGGTCATGACCATCAACCCCCGCTCCGAATGGCCCGCCGACCGCGTGGCCGAAGCGCGCGCCGTGATCGCCGACTTCGCGCATCACAGCGATCTCCTGATCCGGCTCGCCTGCAACGTGCTTGCACAACACGGCGAGACCCCGGCCGAACGGGCAGAGGCGCAGCGCCTGCTCGTGGTCGTTGACGCGCGGCGGCCGGTGCGGAGCGCCCAGCGCGAAGATCAGGGGAGGGCCGCGCGATGATGCGCCGTGGCACCCCCGAGGCCGATCTGCAGCGTGCCGTGGTGCAGACGCTGCGCATCGCCCTCCCCCGCACCGCCATCATCCATCACTGCGCCAACGAGGTGACGGAAGCCGGGCCCCGTGGGGCAAAGCGCCAGGCGATCTTGGTGGGCATGGGCGTCCATGCCGGGTTCGCCGATCTGATGGTGATCTGCGACGGCCGTGCCCTGTTCCTCGAGCTGAAGGCACCGAAGGGGCGCCTGCGGCCGGAACAGGAAGCGTTCCGCGACGCAGTGCAGGCGCAGGGGTTCGGCTGGGCGCTGGTGCGCAGCCTCGACGACGCGCTGGGCGCGCTGGCCGAGCATGGCTTCACCTCGCGTATTGCCCCTGCCCCGCGGAGGCCCGCGCCATGAGCCACGAGGCCACCAACTGGGCCATCAAGCAGCGCGGGTTGAAGCCCACGACCAAGATCGTGCTCTGGCACCTCTGCGATCGGTTCAACCCGGACTATGGTTGCTTTCCCTCGCAGGACCGGCTGGCGCATGACTGCGAGATCAGCCGCTCCACGCTAAACGACCACCTTGGTCAGTTGGAGGCGGTAGGCCTGCTGCGGCGCGTGCCGCGGCTGGATCCTGTGACCAAGCGCCAGCTGCCGACACGCTACATCTTGGGGTTCGAGCCGGGCTTCACACCT